CAATCGACGGGTCCACAGACAGTTCATTCTTCGGATCCAACGCTAGCTTCTCATGGACATACCCGATCTTCGCCGTCGCCAATTGAGGAAACGGAGAGTTGCGTACAGGCTCAGTGTCGGAGATGACTGGCACGTCAGTGTATCCAAACAGCGTAGCTATCTTACTGACTGCCGACGCTCCTATGGTTGTCGCGCGCGCAAATTTCCCAATGTATGGTACGTCTCCAAGCTTCCTTGACGCAGCAGCAATTGCTGAAGCAGGAGCCGAGATGGGACCCACACCGTACTCATCGGCCTGCAGAGCAGGAGCGAGCGTTGGTCCAGCAACTACTACATCTTCCATCCACGCGTAACACTGGACTGTGACTGAGCTCGTGGCTCCATTGGCGCTTGCCAGCTGATTGTAGATGGTCATCGACACTGACCCCATCTGTGTGAAATCAGCCGCTACACCCACGCGCAAAAAAAGACCTAGGCCAAATGAATGGACAAGTCATGACCGCACCTTCACTATGTGCTGGGTCCAACCACACTCCTGGAAGTTGTGAATTGGGCAGAAAGGAACTAGGGAAACTTGAGGTTCCACCGTATGCCTTGAAATTCTGCAGCGGAAGGTACATTGCACGCATGGAACCGTAGAGAAACGGAGAAGCATTCAGCACGAACTTAAGTTTGAGATTCCCTCGCAAAAATGCGTAATTGGTCAACTTGTTCTTGATGGACGCGTTGTCTGCGAAGAGTCGCCACACGTCTTGATTGAACAACTTGTAGCCGATTGGATCAGCCTGTGACCAAGTGAACGACATCACTCTCACAGGACGAGCCATGTAAGAGGCGAGATCAGCTGTTGTCTGTGCGTCAGCAAGCTCATAGTCCAGTGGTGAAACATCGACACCGACGGATGCTCCCTGATTGGAGTCCACGAATCCCGTTGTCTGACTATCTTGAATTGACATTTCGGGGACAAGTGGAGCTAGCAGCACCTCTTCTGATTGGAGTGTACAAGAGAAGTGACTGCAGCACTCCGAATCTTCACAGCGACTTTGAAAATTCATGTGCGTGTCGCAGTTTGGACAACGGAGTGCGTATGTGGAAGCGGTTTCAGCTTCCTCCCTATTTTGTTTTGATTTTTGATTTTGGTTCGCAAGTCTTTTTTATTAAATGAAGGGGTCAACTCACACCCACTCCAAGTCTTTTCGTTTCTAGAGCATCCCGAACTCTCACTCCTAAATAGGCGAACCCCCTGAAGGGTGGATTTACGTTGTTGCCGCACGCTTACATTACAAGAAACGCATAACATATAACACACAGATCGGCAACAAAGGATAGATTAATTCGGCAGCACGCTGCGCGGGTGCTCGTTCTCACACCCTAGTTCGGCACCCTCCACTCCTAGAGAGGCCGAGTTGAACCGGTCTACCAGTTCGTCCCACTGCGGGGCACCTTTGTGTTGCAATTCAACCATCAGATTGTGTTCCTGTGCGATTTTCAAGATCCAGGATCGCTCCTCCTCGAACCTCTTCTTACCGTACCAGAACCACTCGTT